TGACTGAAGAAGTAAAAGTAGATGTTCGCCAAGTAAGTGATTCAGCCAAGGCAGAAGCGTTAGCCAATGTCGGTGAAATCATTTCTTTGGGTAAGCATCATAATCAGCGTGATTTAGCCGATAAAGCTATTGAACGTGGTGTATCCGTTGATCAATTCAAAGGCGAGCTTCTTGAAGCTGTCCGAAATGATCGTCCTTTAGAAACTCCTGCTGCTGTCGTTGACGTAGCCAAAAGTGAACAGCGTGAATATAGCTTAATCCGAGCTATCAAAGCCGCTTCATCTGGCGACTGGCGCGAAGCTGGTTACGAGCGTGAAATCTCTGATGAGATCGCACATCGTTCTGGCAAAGAAGCCCGTGGTTTCTACGTTCCTGCTAACATCAATTGGGGTCAGCGAGACCAAACTAAATCACCAACTTCTGCTGGTGGTTTCTTGGTCGGTACTGATCATCTTGCTGATCAATTCATCGAAGCATTGTATGGTCGTTTGACTGTAGCTTCTTTGGGTGCTCGCATCATGCAAGGTCTGAAAGGCGATGTTGCTATTCCTAAGCTCAGTGCTTCTGTAACCAACTCAGCATTCGTTGCTGAAGGTTCAGCGCCAAGCGAAGGTGCGGCTACGTTTGCACAGGTCACGATGTCTCCTAAGACACTCGCAGCCTACGTTGACGTATCACGGCGCTTAATGCAGCAGTCAGATCCATCTGTAGAACAAGTTCTTCGTAACGACATTATCAACACCTTCGCACGAAGAATTGATGATGCTGCTATTGAAGGCGGTGCTGCTAACGGGCCTTCTGGGATCATTGCTAATGGCTCTACTAACGTAGTTGCTATGGGTACCAATGGTGCTGCAATCACCTACGCTAAAGTAGTTGAAATGATGAAAGCTGTCGAAGAAGACAATGCTATCATCAATAGCTCTGCTTTCTTGACCAACCCTAAAGTCATCGCGGCTTTACGGACTACTGGTAAGCAAGCAAGCGGCGTTGAAGGCAACTTCATCATGGATGCCAACCAGTCAATCTTGGGGACTAATGTTGCTTCTAGCACCGTTGTTCCTTCTGACTTGACCAAAGGCACTGGCTCTAACCTGTCAGCAATGGTCTACGGCGACTTCAGCCAGATCATGATCGGTTTCTGGTCAGGTGTTGACGTTGTTGTTGATCAAAGCAGCTTGTCTACTTCTGGTGGTACGCGACTCGCGTTCTTCCAAGATTTAGATGTTGCTCTGAGATACCCTGAGTCTTTCTCAGTAATCAAAGACATCGTTGCAAGCTAATGAGAAAGGGGGGTTTCGGCCCCCCGATCTTATGGGAGTTATTATGGAATTAGTAATTAAGATGCCTTGCCACGTCCACGGTGTACCGCGAAACGCAGGGGATATGGTTATTTTATCTACAGCAGAAGCCCGACAGTTCATCAGTTCAGGCCATGCTGAAGAAATAAAAATGGATCCAAAGCCTTTATCTAAGAAGGCAGTTGAGAAAGTCGCCAAGCGATGAGCTTAGAATTTGATTCAGACTTTGATGGTTACTTTGACGTATTAGGTCATGGGGTTTCGTGCACCTATACCCCATCAGGCGGTTCGTCAGTAACGATAAAGGTTATATTGGATCAAGAGTATTTTGAGATACCAGGACAAACAGTGTCGGTAGAAGGTCTTCAGCCTATGGTTTACGGTAAGGCCAAGGATTTAAGAAATGCGTCACATGGCGATACTTTGGTATTTGCCGCTATCACTGACTTGAGTGGGAATGTGCTAAAGGACGCAACGAATTACAAGGTTGTCAATGTCCAACCAGATAATACTGGTGTTGTTGCTTTGGCTTTAGAGGCTCAATAATGGCAGACCATGTAAGGCAGCAGATTAGAGAAAGGATCGCTACCACTATTACGGGACTTTCTACTACTGGGAGCAATGTATTTCAATCTAGGGTATACCCACTAGATGTAGATAGTTTGCCAGCGTTGCTGGTATACACAATATCAGAAAGTTCTGATGTTGACGTTATGGGAACCACTTTGGGCATGAACAGAATACTCAATGTTGGCATTGAGGCTTATGTGAAAGCTACGGTTGATTTCGATGACATTGTTGACGATATATGCAAAGAGGTCGAAGCTGCTTTAGGTGCGGATAGGACTTTAAACAACCTAGCAAAATTTCAGTATTTGTCAGCGACAGAGATACAATTTAATGGTGAAGGCGATAAGCCAGTAGGTGTTGTGACAATGAACTATGCGGTACAATACAGAACTACAACTACCGCTCCAGATATCGCAATTTAAGGTGTATAATATGAAGTTATATAGCCCAGACGGTTCGGCTGAAGTTGATGCCCATCCGTCAAAAGTGGAATCAATGCTGGCGAAAGGTTGGATGCCAGAAAAACTTAAAGCAAAATCTAAAGCTAAGGCGGAAGCTAAGGCCGAAGATAAAATTGAAGAAAAGGAGTCTTAAATGGCTACACATATCGGACGAGACGGCGTAATTAAAGTTGGCGCTAACACTGTTGCAGAATTACGCAGCTTTAGCATCGAGGAAACTGCTGACACTGTTGAAGATACAGTTATGTCAGACACGGCTAGAAGTTTCATTTCTACGCTAACGTCTTTCACTGGTTCGGCTGACGTTTACTGGGATGAGACTGATACTTCAGGCCAAGGCGCACTCACGGTTGGTGCTTCCGTCACTATCGGGTTCTACCCAGAAGGCGAAACTGCTGGGGACACTTATTATTCAGGTTCTTGCATAGTTACAGGTGTGAGCCGATCAGCATCATTTGATGGCATGGTTGAGGCTTCCATTACTTTGCAAGGTAGCGGTGCGTTGACTGCTTCCACTGTTTAATGGGTAAGCTAATAGATTCAGCGGTTGCTCATTTTAGTGACCGCGAAATCAGAAAGATGGAAATACCCCAATGGGGAACGACCATCTATTCTAAAAATCTAACGCTCGACGATAAGGCGCGATGGCTTGCTAGAGCTGATGGTGACGGTACAGATTATATGATCTATGCTGTTATTCTTGGTACTACTGATGAGAAAGGCGAGCCTGTCTTCACCTTGGAAGATAAGGTTTCACTTAGGAAGAAGGTCGATCCAGATATCGTATCTGATATTGCTAACTTTGTTCTTAACATCGACGGCAAGACTGAGGATGAACGCGAAAAAAACTCCTGAATCCTCAAGGTGAACCAACTCACTTATACATGATGTACGAGTTGGCAAATCATCTTGGGGAGCCACTATCGACAGTGTTAGCAATGACTGAGGATGAATTTAATCATTGGTGGACATTTCTTAGAATTAGGCAAGAGAAGATAGATGGCAACGCAAAAGAACGTAATCCACACAGAGCTGACCGCAGCAGATAATACTTCTGCACCCGTGGATAGAGCTGCCGCATCTATTCAAAAGTTTGACAAGGTTGCCCAAAAAGCCAACAAAGGAGGCTTGAGGTTAATGCGTGGCGGTCTTGGTCAACTTGGTCATCAAGTTCAGGACGTTGCGGTACAGCTTCAGATGGGTCAAAACGCCATGCTGGTATTCGGTCAGCAGGGTTCTCAGATTGCATCATTAATGGGGCCAAACGGAGCCATAATCGGAGCCGTTCTTGCTGTTGGCGCTGCATTAGCTACTTCTTTTGTTCCTAGTGTTATGGGCGCTAGAGACGCAACTAAACTGCTTGCCGATGCGGCGGAGAAGGCAGAAAAAGTATTTAATCCTAAATTTGCTAATAGTACATTAGAGCTTGCAGACGCATTTAGAGAACTAGCCAAAGAAAGCGAAACGCTTGCAAAGAATACATTGTTGCAGTCTTTAAGTACCGCAATGGATGCCGTTGAAGTTACAACAAAGGCATTGGATAAGTCTGTAGAAAATCTCACGTTCAATTTAGCGCAATTTGCTGCAACTCAAAGATCAGATCCTGTTGCTGCGCTTGCTGCTAATTTTGATATCGGCGCAGATAAAGCTGATGAATTAAATCAAAAGATTAAGGCATTTAGAAAAGGCATTGAAGGAAGTGGGCCAGCTTTAACAACATTTTTAAACGATCTTTTAGAGCAAAAGTTAAGATCTGGCGATTCAGCGATAGCACTCGGCACTGCCTCTGCGGAAATTATTAACTACGTTAATGAACTTGATAGAAATAATAAAATAATCTCAACCGCTAACGGCTTGTTAGATACATTTAACGAGGAATTAGGTAAGAATCCAAAAGCGGCTGAAGAAGCGGCAAAAAAGATAGAGCAATTTGCTGACAAATTACAATCCGCATTTAGAAAATCTACTGGCCTTACGTCAGCTCAAATTCTTGGTTTAGAGCTGCAAACTTTAAAGGAATTAAAGCCAGCTCAGGCAGATCGTCTTGCTGGAATGATTCGAGAAATGCGTCAGACGGAAATTAATGAACAAGCAGCTAAAAATGCTGCCGAAGCAGAAAAAAAGCGTAATAAGGAATTAGCAGAAGAAGACAGAGCAATTGCAGCCGCTAGAAAAGAATTTCTCAAGTCAGAGGATACAGCAAATGCAATATTAGATGCTGTTCAAAAGAAGAAAGACATTCGTGCTAAAGATGTTGAGAACCTAAGATCTTCTATGCTGTCACAGCAAGAAGTATTGGCAGAAAGTCTTCAAAAAGAAATGGATCTTCTTACGCAATTTGCCGCAGATGACGTTGCAAACGAGCAATTAGCTACTGAGTTAAAAATAAAAGCTCAAGAAGAATATTACTCGAAGGTAGAAGAACTCAGGAAGAAAAGTAAGAACTTCGAGGACAAGAATGCTACTGAAAAGACTCAGATGGTTCTTGACGGTCTTGGCGAAGCGTTCAAAGGTGTTCAGGCTAACAACAAGAAGATGTTTGCTGTTCAGAAGGCTTACAACATAGCTCAAGCTATCATGTCTACTTACACTGGTGCTGCCAAGGCGCTTGAGACTTATCCGCCACCACTATCCTTTGCTATGGCTGCTGCTCAAGTTGCTGCTGGTATGGCCCAGGTTGCTCAGATTCGAGCACAATCGTTTGACGGTGGTGGCTTTACTGGCAGAGGCTCAAGATCTGGTGGTATGGACGGGAAAGGTGGTTTTCCTGCAATCCTTCATCCTAATGAGACGGTTGTTGATCATACCAAAGGTCAGTCTGGCGGTATTACTATCGTAAACAATATAGACGCAACTGGCGCTGGGGCTGATGTAGATATGAAGATCCGAGCAGCAATGCAGCAGACTTCGCAACAAACGATACTTAGCATACAAGATCTCATGCGGCGCAGAAGGTTCGGTTAATGACGACTTACACATTCCCAAGCATAACCCCATCCTCAAACACTTTTGAGCTGGTAACGAACACTAGGACGTTTCAGAGCCCGTTGACTAACTCAGTCCAGACGGTAGCTAGGAAAGGATCGTTGTGGAAAGCTACGCTTCAGTTTAACAACTTGACAGGTGATGATCGGGCAGATATGCAAGCGTTCTTGACTAAGTTAAACGGTCAGCAGCACAGGTTCTTATTGCAGGATCATGGTTTTGTTCGGCGGGGTAATGCGCCAGCGGTTAGTGATGCTATCGTTGTCAATGGTGCGGGTCAGACTGGATCAATTCTTTTAGCAAGAGACGCAAACCTTACGCAAGCGGATTACTTTAAATCTGGTGATTACATAGCGTTCAACAATGAGCTTCACATAGTCACGGCTGATGTAGATACTACAGGAACGGGAACCTTTCTTTATTCTTTGCCAGCCCGTGAAATCGTAATTGGGAAATCATACACGATTGAATCCGTTGGGGATTCAGACTTCACA